CGGATTTACTATATCAAATCCAAAATACTCTCTAAAAAAAGGAAATACAGAGGTTGACAGCGGTACAGTGGTAAGCGTTGAGAATCAGATAACATGCACGATAGCACCGAAAGAAGTCGGGAGTTATAACCTTGATTTCAGTTTCGACATTGCAGATGAACACCTGATTAAAAGAGTTATTCTGAATGTTAAGAGGTGATTAGATGTCAATCATAGACGAATTAATCACTGACAGAACCCAATCAGATGTTGACTATGTTAAGACTCAACCTAACACTACAGAGTCGCTCAAAGGGAGTTATAACTCAACGGATTTGAATAGGGTTGAAACTGCTGTTGAATACCTTAACGAACGTCTCAGTGCCTACAAGCTGACGCTGACTATTAAGAAAGACTGGGCGTTCACAGATATCCCAACAACAACGCAAATGGAACGCTACCGCACGAACATCAAGAAGATAATGAGTTGTTTTCCGTTCAATACTGTTGAACTTCCTACTACAATGCAGAATCTTGACTATGTGGGTGCTAACCACATCGAACAGATTTTGTACGATTTAAATAAAGTTATAGACGACATAGAAGCTGAATACTTCTATTCAGGTGAAATATACTCAGGAGAGGTTTAAAATGGCAATATTAGATATAGTTGATAGAGTCCCTTCGCAACCGAATAGATTCAAAATCACGAAAGCAGACGGTACAAGTGAATATGTCACTTTAGAACGTGCAGACGAACCGACACAGGTCGGCACACCGATTAACAAGGAACTTCTTGATAAAATGACTATGGCGGAGAACATCTCTGTATCCTCAACCCTTGCAACCCTACTGGGGGGGGGAGTAAGTAGTGTTGAAGCGGCTTTTTATCAAGTAACGCCTAAATTTACATCAAATGTATATGCAGGTGATGGAACATATGGAGCATCAAACCCAACAGTTTTACGATTTAAAAAGAAACCTAATTTTATTTTATTCACTGGTTCGTATAATCATGAGACAAGCATAAAGTATATTAACAGTGTTCCTCCGTCAGGTGGGCTAATAATTCGCGTTAGTTTAATTAGCGATGAAATAAATTTCAAGATACCGTTTGGTGCAAATCAAAGCCAGACGTTACATATAAAAGTTTACACTGACACAAGTTATGCGAATCCTGTAGCAGTAAGCTTTTATAGTACAGAAGATGCGTCTTATCAGCTTAATTCAGAAAATGTAACTTATAGTTATGTAGCGTTTTATTAAACCCACAGGATATATTTTATTCCTGTGGTAGAAAGGAATAAAATATGAATGTGGAAGAGGCTATTGAGAAGTTAATAAAAGATAGGGAAGAAGGCGTATTAATACATACTTACAATTGGGATAGTACTATCTCGACTGGGACGGTATCAAGTACATCAAACTTAACTGTTGATGAATTAAGTGAGGCTGAACAGGAAAAGATTAAAACTGCAAAATTTTTAAGATTTGAGACTTTAAAACCATTTACATTTGAGGTGGTATTTTCGTCAGCAGCAGTTGACACAAAAACAAATGTCGCTTTGTGCATTGAGAAAAAATCATATTACGATTATTATGGAAAGCTTTTTGAAATTACTTTTACCGCCCCTTCAAGCAGTAGTGATGGATTGACTAAAAGTATAACAATTCCGGAAGGAGTTGTTTTGAGCGATAAAATTCTGCCATATAAGCCTGCTTACGCAAATGGTGGTGGTGTAGATTTTAACGATAAAGCATGGATTGTATATCCGAACACTATTAATACATCGAACTACTACACGTACTCATTAGCACTTACACTCGTGTTACTAACAGATATATACAAAGGAACTGCTTCATCTACGCTATCAGCTGGTGCTATTGGATTATATGCCTATTATTAACCAAAAGGAGAAAACTAAAATGACAAACAAAGATTTATCAAAAACAAATGTATTCATGGCACACGCAAAAGACATACAGCATATTGCAAAAACGAATAACGTTGATGTCGGTGTAGCTTTAGAAATGTTCAGAAGTAAGAATGGTTATGCTATTTCAGACGGACTGAACGCACAGAAAAAGGAATTTTTGGCAGTGTGCAACAGGGAATCACTCGACAAGGTAGTTGAATCGCTGGAGTAAGAGAGGTTTGTTATGAGCGTTACAACATATTCTTTAAAAAAAGATGGTAGTAAAAAATTATCAGCTAACTTTAAAGTGTCTGAGTTTGCTTGCAAAGACGGTTCAGATACGATACTCATAAGTTCTGATACTGTGGAAAAGATACAGAATGTAAGAGATTATTTTGGTAAACCTGTGACTATTAATTCAGCCTACAGAACAGCTACCCACAATGCTTCTGTGGGGGGTGCTACTGGTTCTCAGCACGTTAAAGGTACTGCTTGTGATATAGTAGTCGAGGGAGTGCCATCTAACGCTGTAGCAAGCTATTTAGAAGCTAAATACCCTAAAAGCGGTATTGGTTTATATAACTCATTTACCCATATTGATTCAAGAGGTTATAAGTCTTATTGGATAAATAAGGGTACTTCTACAGTTTCAAGCTTTAATCTTGGTAAGCTGTATGAGAAATATAAAGCAGAAAGCGAGGTGGAAGATGTGACAGAAGAACGTGTAAGAGAAATTGTAACAGAGATGCTGACAGGCAAAAATACAACAACTTCTTCATGGGCGAAAGATGAAGTATCTAAAGCTGTAACGAATGGTATCACAGACGGTACTCGTCCACAGGGTTATGCTAAAAGAGAAGAAGTTGTATCTATGATTGTAAGAGCAATGGAGAAGTAAATGAAAGTAAGTAAAGCAACACTTATACGTACTATATGTTTAGTCGTAGCGTTAATCAATCAGATTCTCACTTCTACAGGTCATACTGTGTTGCCGTTCTCAGACGATGATATTAATGAGATTGTAACTTTAATTTTTACAGCAGCTGTATCAGTGTGGACGTGGTGGAAAAACAACAGCTTTACAGCTAATGCTATTAGAGCAGATGATTTTCTGAAACAATTAAAAAGTGATTAATTAAGAACCGCTTTACAGCGGTTTTTTTATTTGTTATAATTGGTTTAAGATATTGGTAAAATAAGGACGGTAAGTAAAAATGAGTGTAATGAGCGTGCTAACGTATATTGCAGAAACGTTAGCTATTGTGACTCCTGTGATTATAGCAGTAGTTACATATCTTGACAAAAAATCAGAACATCGACAAAAGATATTACAAGAGTCGATATTTTTAATACTTAAAGGTTTAGAATGTATAGGTGAACTATCTAAATGTTCTGCTTATGAACTTAGAAAATTAGACATAACTCACCCTGACACTGAACAGGCACTCAAAGATTATCAGTCCTTTCAAGCCGAACTTAAAGAGTTCAAGAACAAAACGGCAAGTAATTCAATTTAATGAGGTGTGTGGTATGAAAGAACAAGATTTGATTAATGAGATAGGTAATTTTGATGAACAGAGTTCAGCATTGATACGTATAATTATGAACCTGTTAGATACCACAAAACATCAGGTTAAATGGTTAATATTCGCTTTAATATTGAGTGTTTTGGTAAATGTCGGCATCGTTACTGGATTCTTGATTTACGAATCTCAGTTTGAATTATCCGACAACATCACAGAAACTACTAACTTAGAGACAAATGGAGACAATGCAGCTGTCAATAATATTAATTCTCAATATAATGATTCTGCAACTCATAATGAATAGAGGTTATAAATGGCTACAGTTAAAATAACACGAACCGTAACACATACAAGAACCAAAACCAAAAAGAATAAAAACAAGAAGAAAAGTAGCGGACAGAAACGCTGTCCGACCTGTGGAAAGTATATGTAATGAGTGAACATATCGAGACTAAACGAAAGTTAAAAGCTATCTATGATGTCAAAACGTTTAACGAACTGTTAGACAAAGTTATGATGTGTAAAGATGAACGAACGTTAATGGAACTTTATTACATCGAAAACAAGGATTTTAATTATATAGCAGACGTTTTAGGTTACAGTGAATCGACCATGAAACGCTGGCATAAAAAGATTCTAAAGAGAATCAACAAACTATTTTAAGCCCCTGACAGTCACCCCTTTCCTTATAATCAAGTGACTCCATAATATAGCAGCCGAAAGGCTGCTCTTTTTATGCTCTTTTTACGACCTTTTTATTCTCTGAAAATATAATATCATTGTATTAACATCAATACAAAGGAGAGTGAGATTTGTGAACCCTTATATACCAGCTTTTTCACCATCTATACCGTTACAGCAAAGAATAGCTGCAATGGAACAAATGCAAATGCAGTCACCGTATGGGCAGATGTATGCTAATATGAATAATCCTTACTTGTATCAAAACCCACAAACCCCTGTGGCTAATACCTCAACTCAAGTGGCTACTCTGCAAGGTGAGGTTGTTTCTGACTACGAAACAGTTAAAGCTATGAAAGCTAATTTAGATGGTACTACCGCTTATTATCCCTCAACAGATGGCAAAGTGATATACACAAAATCATTAGCACCTGACGGAAGTTCCAATATCTTAACATATGAGCGTGTAGAATCCACAACTCCTCTCCTCACTCCTAACGATGATAAATTTGAAAAGATAGAAGAATACGTTAAGAACACTAACGACAAAATAGAAATGCTGTTTAATGCTTTTATGGGAACATCACCAGCAGAAGCAAAGAAAGAGGTTAAAAAATGATGAACATGAATCAAATTATGAATATGTTTAAAGGTGTAAATAACCCTCAACAGTTTGTGATGAATATGTTTGGTGGTCTGATAACATCTAACCCCACAGTAGCTAATATGGTTAAATCTGCTCAGAGTGGTGATGTGGATAAGGTTAAACAGACAGCAAGAAATCTGTTTGAATCTCAGGGAAGAAATTTCGATGAAGAATTCAACAAATTTATGAACAGAAATTAAAAGCTTTTAATCATAAATTATATCTTTTTAACTAAGAAAAGAGGTAACGACAATGGCTGAAAATATGATGACTCCTGCTGACGTTGCTGCTGTAACAAGAAATGATGATAATGATTTCTTTGGTGGTAATGGTGTGTGGGCGATAATTATTTTCGTAATTGCTGCAATGTTCCTTAATGGTGGTGGATTCTTTGGTAATAACGCTAATAATACCACTACAGATTCTCTGCTTTTATCTGCATTGAGTAATAACAGACCAGCTCCTGCTGATTATGGTAACACTAACACTCTGATTAATGAATTTATTCAGCGTGATATAGCAGGTGTGGGAGATAATGTTTACAACTCAGCTATGCAGCTTGCTATGGGTAACTGTCAGACTCAGAGAGATGTTCTTGAGAACAGATATGCAACACAGCTTGCGTTCACTCAGTCACAGGCTCAGGCTCAGAACTGTTGCTGCGAGGTAAAAGGAACTGTAGCAGATGCAAAGTATGCTCTTGCACAGGAAGTACAGCAGAATCGTTATGACGCTGCTATTCAGGCTCAGGTTGCAGCAGCACAGCTTGCTGAATGTTGCTGCGATATTAAGACTGCTGTTCATGCTGAAGGTGAACAGACAAGGGCTTTAATCACGTCTAACACAATCCAGGAACTTAGAGATAACTTGCAGGCTGCACAGCTCCAACTCGGTAATCTCTCACAGACTAACACATTAATTTCAACACTTAGACCGACACCAACACCTGCATATGTGACATGCTCACCTTACCAGTCTTATGGTTTTGGTCTTACAGCAACTAACGGTTGTGGTTGTGGTCTTTAAATGAATGGTAGTCAGTTTACTTTTTTAGATATATTAGCTGTTGGAGGATTTGTATTACAGCTTATGACGTTGAACAATGTCACAAGCGATGATATATACAATGAACTTAAACTGCAAGACAGTAAATATCTGAAAAAGATTATCGAACAGAACGAACAAATAATATCCATGCTGGATAACTCGCCTAATATGGCTGATACAAAATAGGCGGTAATTACCGCCTATTTTTAGATTTAAAGGAGATTTTAATATGGCTTGTACAAATTCATGCAAATTATGTAATAGGCTCGTAATATCCAATTCTGTGACCGTTAGCGGTACTAATCTTGTAATTAACATACCGAGTGGTAGTTATTTGAATGGTGAGAAGTATTGTATAGTTATTGCTCAGTCTATACCAACTACAGCGACAATTAACATGCCTGTTGTAATAACCATAGGCAGCAGTGCAACACAATATCCTCTGACGAACAATAACTGTTCTCAGGTAACAGCTTGTGGAATTAGAACAAGGACCCGTTATGCTACACATGTTGTGACATCTTCCACAGGTGGTACATTTAGATTATACGGATCTACTTGTTGTACACCGAACTATGCGGTAAATGCTTTACCAATAGCTGCAACATCTACGACATCAGCAGAGGAGGTTGAATCAAGTGAAGTTAATAGCTAAGATGGCTAAACAGATTAGAGAAGAATTACACGACTCAGAAAAGTACATCGAATGTGCTATGAAATACAAAGACAGCGATAAAGATTTAGCTGATATGTATTACAATCTTGCAAGCGAGGAAATGACTCATGCAGACAAAGTTCACAATCAGGTTGTAAGAGAAATCAGAAAAGCAGAAGATGAGTATAGAGATGATGGTAAAGAGTCCACACTGGCTGTGATGCACGCTGTGTGGGATTATGAACACGATAATCTCATAGAAGAAGCAGCGGAAGTGAAAACTAAAATTGATATGTATAGTAAAACAAGGTGAGAATTTCTCACCTTGTTTTAGAGTATCTGTGTGTAGCTGTGATTATACGTTTCTTAATATCTCTTCAATTTCTTCTATACTTTCAACGACTCGATAAATCCCACCTGCCTGTTGGATTTTAGAACCCTCTATCTGTTGCCGCACTGATTCTTTACCTTTTCCATCAGGTCTTTTTAACTCTAATCCTATAAATACCCCTTTATAGCATACAAGTCTATCAGGAATTCCTGCACGTTGTACAGCGTTCCCATAAGTATTTAAAAACCATAAACCCTCTTTTGATTTAAGGAATTTATCAACTCGTCTTGCGAAGTCTGTTTCTATACCCATTACAGCATAGGTCTATTGTTTGCTGGCTGAGTCTGTACCGTTTCAGCCTGTGGAGTTTCAAACGGTTCACCTGCACCGTATATTCTTCCCACATTAGCAAACGTTAATGTTTTAGATGGGTCTTTCTTTGATTCAACCTCTGTGTGTTTAATCTCCACATCTAAGTATTTACCAACAAGAGTTGGTATATCAGCAATATCAAACTCTTCAATATCACCTAAGCAACCCTGCAAGAACAGTGACGTTACAAACGCACCCTTTTCATTACGTTCATCTAAGGTATATGTGTTGTGGAGTGTAGCTCCTGCTGCATCTACAAATACAACCTCAAGGTCTTTAGGATTAGCTGACGGTTTACCCTCAGCACTCTTAACTTTAATTACTTTTCTACCCTCACTCATTAATGTGAAAGCACCGCTTGTAAGTTTGAATTTAGCCATTTTGTTTTTCTCCTTTTTCTCTTCTTTGTAGCTTTGTTTTGTTGTCTATTACAGATTTTTGAATTACACTCTCTTTTTAGAAAGTGACATCATCACCCACTGAAAATCAGCAATTTGTTTGTGCGTGTAATCAATATGTTTAGGCAGTACATCTATCATACGGACTGGGTTAATTAATATTCTATTGAGGTATATAACATCTCAATCAGTGGGTGATAATATATTTATTTTAAGACGAAATACGTCTTAATGTCAAGACCGGATTACCAATTTTGATATAATCTTCCAAACCATCTTTCATAAGAGCCTTAACATCTGCTGTACGTCTACCGTCAGTCTTTGTTAAACTCCAGTTACGATATTCTATTTTAGGTAAGTCACCCATCTGCTCTGTAAGATATTCTTTTACAGCTTTCTTGAGTGAATCAATCTCATCTTCCAATTCTTTCACGTTATATTCTGCATAAATACGTGCAAGTTCTGCTTCTTTGAAAGCAAGAGTATTGATTATCCCATCAAGTGACGTATCGTTCTGTGGTTTAGCGGTTCTGAGAATTTTGAGAATCTCTGCGTCCAACTTCTCATCGAACTCAGGACTGACAGCACCTTTAACATGGTGTTCATACCACATTGTTGCCATTGATATAAGCTGTTCAAAACTATATCCTGCAATGTTTACTGTATCTAAATTATAAAGAATAGTCTTTGTGTTCGTTTCATCTACCACAAAATTCTCAGGGTGTGCATAATCTTCATCTTTGAGGATAGTTACTGACATGATAATCTGCTTTGCTCCTGTGAGATAAGCGTATAAACAAGCCTGTGCTAAGTAATAATCAGGTGCTCCATTTACCCAATCTTCTGCTCTCTTAGTGGTCTTAATTTCGATAATAGTTCTAATATTGTCACCATTTCTGTTCGTGATTACAGCGTCCCACATTCCTCCAAAAATCTTATTCTCAGGGAAGAAGTCATACTTCAGTGAACTATATAAGTTCCCGAAATACTCTTCCGGACCCTTCACGTTAGGTGATACTGTCCTTTTCAGATACTCTATAACTTTAGGTTCAATCGCACGACCTGCCTGCAAATACATGTTATCCTCAAACGGTAACTTTGCTGTCTTAGTTATCTCACACCAACTGAGAAATGGTGTAGACCATTCGTTCAGATTTAAGATACTGGCGAAACGTGTACCAGTCACCTTTAACTTCTGACGAGGTTCTCCGTCAGGAAGATATATCGCTGTACCTGATTCTGTGTAATTCCAATCTTTTGTTGCCATTTTGTTTTTCTCCTTTTTTTGTCTTGTTGTAGCTTTGATTTGTGGGGGTGTGGTTTATAATTCCACACCCAATTCTTCTGCATCATCTTCTATATTGTTGAACAACGTCACAGCTTCTACCTGTGTGATTGTTCCACTATTAACACTCTCAAGAGAACCGTCTGTAAGATAGTCAGGATAGCTTGACCTAATCTTTAAGACAGCTCCCACAATTGCGTCAAGCATATCTGCTGTAGCAAGCTGTGGAGTATTAATCACTTCTTCTTTTGCTGCTGCTCTATTTTCTATTGATACTGGCTTATGTGACTTTGGTGCTGGAGTTGCTGTGACAGGTGGATTAGATGTTGCTTCAACATCATTATCATCGTTACCTCTCAAGAACTTCATCTGTACAAATGACTTAATAAGCATTGTTTCAGCTTTGTATAATCCCTTATCAAGATTGTCTGCTCCGTCTGCTATAATGTTATACGTCTTATCGAAACCACTCTCAATATCTATAAGAGTTACATTACCCCAAATTCTAATGAGGTGCATTTTTTCAGAACTCTTAATATCGAGTGTTTCAATCTTCTGTATATCTACATCAAACTCTACACCAGCTTCTAAACACGCTTTATTCAACATAGCTTTATACTGCCATGCTTTAGCGTATTCATATTTCTGACCTGAGTTATATCCGTCATTCTGTAAAGGATACTCAGCGATTACAGCTCTCATTTTGTGGATTTTCTGTGCGAGTAATATTCTGTCGTTTCTA